CTACTATAGTAGATGTTGTTGATGGTAGTGTTAATGTCACATCACCACTAAAGTCACTGTGGGCAGGGGCTACAAGAGCAGCATAGTGAGCATTAGATGACTCACAATAAAGACGTAATGCAGATACGGCACCGGCATTTTTAAGACTTATTAATCCAGACTCTATGCCTACATTGCCATCTAATACAACCTGACCTGTACCTTTAGGTGTTAGCTTAAGGCTAATGTTTGAGTCACCGCCTGTTGCTGATACCTCTGGTGCATTACCTGTAGCAGCATTAGTAATGTCAATCTGATTGACTGCTGTAGCTGTTTTTTGAAATACAATAAGCTCATTGCCGCTATCGTCGTTAATACCATGTGCATCATCAAATTTTATATTATTAGAATTGGTATCTAAATCACCACCTAATGCAGGGTTGCTATCTTCTGCAACATTACTAATTGCAGCAGATGTTGCAAGACCTGACACAATGACACTTCTAGCTATTTTCTTAAGACCACCACCCGATGTATCTATTGCAAGAAATATATCGTCATTAGCTACTGATGATATTGCACTTAAGGCAGTTACAGCAGTAGGGTTAAAGTTTGTTCCATCTGCTATAAGTAACATACCAGCAGTATTTGTACCCATAGTTAAATCATCACCGGATATTGTTAAGTCTCCTGCAACAGTAACATTAGCACCAGACATTGTAAGTGCTGTAGTTGTTCCTGACTTAACTACAAGATCACCAGAACTATTAGTTAGTGAAGCATACTGTGTACCCGCATCTTTTAATACTATATCAGCACCATCAGCATCTAAAATAATGTCTCCTACAGTGTCAATAATTAAATCACCAGTATCGTTTACTATGTAAGAATTAGTACCACCATGATATATGTTTAGATCTTCACCTGCACCTAATGTAAGTCTACCAGTAGCACTGTCACCTGTTAGATCATCTGCATCAGCATCTACATCTATCTTTAACAAACCACCTGACGTTATATTAGATGCACCATTGTCAATATTACCAAAGCCTGAAGTTATTGATCCTGCATCTAATGCACCAACAGTTGTTAAGTTTACACCTGCATCAATGTTAGATTCTACCCACGTTTCTAAATCATTAAACGTAAGCTGTTTCATTGTACCACCATCATTGATAATAAATTTATCTGTAGTAGCAATAGTTACACCAGTAGCCGCAGCCGTAGTACCTTTTAATATATTAATTTCAGCAGCAGAAGGTGTGATAGTTGTGCCAGCTAAGTCAATAGCGTCTAAGTACGCTACTCCATTTATGTATAAATCTTTAAACTCTAATAGATCTGTTCCTAAATCAAACACCCCATCAGAAGAAGGTGTTATGCTAGTGGAGGCTATAGTTAATTGTTGTCCCGGTCCTAATTTAGTTATTGACCCACCTTCGGCAACAGTACCATCATGGGTGTGTCCTGTTGTACCAAAGGCACTTACAATAGCATTAAATTCGCCATCAAGATCAGAAGCATTAATAATATTACCATCAGCAATATTGTTAGATGAATCGTTACGTGTATATCCTGTTCCCATTTTTAATTACCTTCTTGCATGTGTTGCATATTCTAATGTCAATGCGTCAAGCGCATATGGAACGTCCGTATTGTTATCCGCTTCAAATTGTGCAGACACAGTTCTACCGGAACCGAAAGCCTGTGCAGAAAATACTTTTTGTAACTTAGCGCCAAATGTCGCAGATCCGTATGCGCCGATGCCATAAAATTGAGAAGCGTTACTTGTAGCATTGGTAAATGTAACTGCTGGCATAACTACTGCACCGCTTTCATCAAAGTCAAATTTTAAGTTTAGATTAAAGTTTACTCTTCCTTCTGGGTCTAAGTAGAACTGCGCTTTGTATATTGTCTTTCTTATACGTGGATCGTTGATAGGATAGAAGGGAGTAGCAAAGGTAGTTGCTATATTATTCCCGTCAAAACTAGACGTGTCATTTTCCATCCTATGTAAAAAACCTTCTTTACCTGCGAACAAAACAAACTCAGTTGTTCCTGAATATACACTTGCACAAGCTGTTGCCTGTATACCTCTGGTTTCTGCAAAGTCAATAACAGAAGCCTCACCCGGAGAAGCAAATTGTGTAAACAATATACCCTGTGCATTGGGTCTTGTAAAGTTATCATTCCAACCTAAGAGTCTGTACTGAGATTTATTTCGTATAACCAAACTAAAAAAGTCAGTGTGTACGTTAACGAAATCATTAAAAGTTCCCTGTATTTTTTTAGAGATTGGAGCTAGTCCAAAGTCGCCAATACGTTCTGTAGCACTAAGAAGTCTTAATCCATCGGGAGCCATGAATACTACATCACCACCTATTTCCTGTACACTGTCTGTTTGCGTACATCCAATGTTTCGTGTTATGGGTTGTAAATTAAAATCAGCTAAAACATTACCATTTAATCTAAAGATAGATGAATCTGTAAATATTATAAGTTGATCTCTAAAACTTTTAATTGCAACAATATCGTTGTCTAAGCCAATGCTACCAGCACCATTACCACTTTGAAAATCTGTCGTACTTAATGGCGCATTAAAACTTAATATTCGACCTTTACCATAGAACACATGGTTCTTATGTGTGGCAACTATTTTTGCTCCTATCACATCCGTTGGGGCACTGTCTAGTACTGTAAAGGTTGTACTATTATATATTGCAGGAGCATTAACACCATCTACTATTATTAATACTTTAGTACCTGTAAAGTCTACTGTGTCAAAACGTGTGTTAATTGCGCCTTCTCTATCGCTAGATATGAATGTTAATTTAGCGTTATCGGCTGGACTACTGGCTAATGCAGGATCAATAACTATATTTACTTCTTTAGTACCTGCATCAGAATAAGAAGATACAGCAGTAGTAATCGTATACACCTTATTGATAGCGGCTAAACTACTACCATCTGCATTTGCTATTGTAAATACATCACCTACTTGTGGCAACGTATTAAAAGCATCAGCCACTAATGTTGTACCAGATTGACTCGCTCCATCTACTAATGGCGTACCATAATTAGGTTTATTTATTTTTGTGTAGCCACTACCTGAAGTTTCAAGTATGTCTGCATTGAGTGCTACAACAGCTTTGTTATTAAAATACGTAATGCCATTAGCATAGTTTGTACCTGTTACACTAACAAAGGTTATAACTGCACCATTAGCAGGACTAGCTGCCAGTGAACCTGTAAGCGTTAATGTTACTATATTTTTACTAGCAGTATAAGAAACCCCACCAGAAGCTACTGTGTATGTACCTGAAATACCTGCTATAGTTAATGTATCTCCAACAGCAGGTGTTGTATGTATTGCTCCTACATTTAAAGTAGTACCAGTTTGACTAGCACCATTAACAACTGGATTACCATAGGGAGGCATGATCACACTATCAAACTTAGCATAACCCTGTACTCTTTTGTAACCACCATCAATAGAAGGTTCGTAGTTACGTAGTATTCTAGCAGAGCCGGGAGCATTTATAGCTTGTTGAAGAGGGCTAAGATTAGTTACTAAGCCACCCTTAAACTCTATTCTAAATGTCTCCCATGCGTCAGGCATTATAGACTATCCAAACTTGAACCTGCCGTAGTTCTAGAGGAACCTACTCTACGACCTCCACCTGTTGCTGCTGGTATCATGTAAGATCTCATGTAGTGGTATCTATTAATTAAAAGAGATCGCATAGCCTTTATGCCTTCGTCTGTTTCTTCTCTAGTTATAAGAGCATCTTGCGAGTTGCCTCTAAACATATAGGCATGATACATTGCTCCGTTTATAACAACATGTTTAAATCTATCTGGAATAACCATCGTGTCCCCATGTGCAGCTAGATCATCGGCAAATGTAAAATAATCAAATACTAATGTATAAGCCTGATCAGGTGCTTGAACTACTCCGTACTTTTCATCAGGACCATGAAATACAAGTCTAGGTAAAGCACGTTGTTGTGTTGCAGCATACTCTTGATCTACATATTTTTCTAGGTATTCATCGTAAGTAATAACCGCTAGTTTTTTAGTGTCGTTTCCTAGCACTGTACTTTCTTTAATTCTAAAAGAATCAAAATCGATAGTTTTTGTGTCCGTAGGAAAAGAGTACCTTGTTGTTCCAGCAGTAAGTGTTTGTTGTTTTTCTGCATGATTAAACGGCCATTCATACTCCTGTTCATTTATATAACGTATAGAAGAATTTACAGCATCTTTAATATGTGAATAAAAACCAGTCGTACTAGCAAAGTTAGAACTGGTTAGTTCTACTTCATTGAGCCTCTTATTAACATCGTTAACTAAGGTAAGAAATGTTGTAGCCATTTAATATTCCTTAAGTATGAAAGGGGTAGAGCGCTAACCCTACCCCAAACATTATGTATTACGCGAGTGTATCACGATCTACTTCTTCAGCACCTACTGAACCTAGTTCACTCATATCCATTAAAACAGCATAGACACGAACTGCGCCAGCAGTTGTTGATCCTGTCATAGCTTGAAATAAAATGTCAAGTGTATCGGCAGCAGCCTGTGGAGCAACTGCCCCATTACCAGCGCCTACTGCATAAACTCCAACAGCTTTTGCATCCATATCAAATGCGTCAACAAAAGCGTCAGCGTCAATACCTGTAACACCTAAATCTATAGCTAGGTCAGTCGAAGTACCTGCGTGGATTGTAGTAACTTGTATACCCGCATCAAGAATTGCATGATTAGCAGGAATAGTCATTACTTGAAAGATGTCAGCAGAAGCTAGTGCAGTACCTTTAGAAGCGGTTGCCGCTGCGAAATCTAATGTGGTTTCGTGCATGAATGGTTTTCTTCCACGCATACTTGCGCCACGTGGGGTTGATACTTGAGCAGTAATTGTAGCCATTTTTCAATCCCTCCCTTAAACTAAATTATAACGAGCAACACTTAAACCCTCGGGTCTAAGAATTTTACGTCCGTACAAATGCATTCCCCGAACAATGTCGGCAAAGCTATCTGGATCTCGATATGTCTCAGTTTTATTAATCTGCTCAGCGGTTGCTACAGCAGAAGAATGACCAGAAACAATTACACCATAGTTAGATGAGTTTGTACCACCAGTAGTTGATGGGCCTGTTCCAACAGAAGGTAAATTGTTAGACATATATACTTTAAAACCA